AAATAAAGATGTAAAAAAGTATTGACAAGCACATAAATAGCGCATATAATGTGCTTAGGACACATGAAAGGAGGAAATCAATGAACATAAGAATTGAAACCTGGGCAGGACATAAAATCCGGTTTGTAGAAAAAGATGGAGAATGGTGGGCGGTTCTTGCTGATATAGCGGCGGCACTTGATTTAACTGCTAAAAGGATAAACGAAAGACTTCCAAAGGATGTCGTTTCAAACGCCCCCCTCTCCACTGCAGGCGGTCAGCAGATGATGCTTATTGTAAATGAATATGGAATTTATGAGGCTGTTTTCGAGAGCCGGAAGAAAGAAGCTAAAGAGTTTAAACGTTGGGTTTATGAAATGCTAAAAACTCTTCGTCAATTATCCGGTCTTGAAGGCTTTCAGGTGTTCCGGATGCTGGACAAGGACCATCAGAAAGAAGCTATGGCTAAGCTTAATACCGCATTGAGAAAGCCGGTAAAAGTAGATTTTATCAAGGCGAACACCATAGCAAATAAAGCCGTGTCAAATAAGTACGGTTATCCCAAAATGGTGAAAAAGGAAGCTATGTCGCCTGAAATGCTGGTGGATAGGCAACCGATTTTAGAGGATACGGTTAATCTTATGGGTTTGGCTGATAAGTATGGGCTTGATATTTCGGTTAGTAAAGCCATTTACAACGGCTTAGCTCAAACAAAAGTAGGATAGGAGGTGAAGAGAGATGGAGATACCCGAGTTATCAATCAAAATTAATACAGAGGAAGCTACCAAAAAGCTGAGCCGGATAATTGAGCTTTTGAAGGAAGTGGACGCATTATCCGACTCAGTATCGGAAAAGCTTAGAAATTTAACTGCGACTGGATGTAATCATCAGTAGCGGTTTCAAGTATTTCATCCCACGATGAAAAATCCGTATGGGTCAAAACATACTCGTCAAACACATCATCTGGGATTGCTTCAAAGTCAGCCTTCGATTTGACATTAAAATTGCCGACTTTTAAGAAATCCTCAAATGTAGTTACCCGGATATGTGCCATCATGAACTCACGACTGAACAGGGCATTTAAATCAACTTCCGAATTGCCCAGCGAATTCATTTTATCAAACATGGTATCAAGTTCTTTAGTGAATTTATGAATTTCGGTTTTGTTATGTTGATAGTTATTCATGGGCTTTTTTCTCCTTTCTTTTGTATTCCGTCCGGTACACGGTAAATCCATTATAAGGAAGAAAAGAAGAAAGCGCAACAAACAAAAGTAGGATAGGAGGTGAAAGAGCATGACAAAATATACACATTTGACAGAAGAGGATATAGCAGAGGCACGGGATATTAAAGACATCCTGAATACTTTAGATATGAATGCTAGGCAGCTGGTGCTTGTATATGCCAGGGGACTAAGTGATATGCAGAAAGTTACTGAAAAGCAAACAGCCTAGCCTGTGAGGGCTAGGTTACTGGCAACAAGTACAACCAGAGCTACATAACTTATATCAAAGCGTAATGAGGTGATTTAATGGCAGTAGTAAAGACAATGAATATTGATGGTGCAATTGTCAACGTCCATGACGATTACATACGGAGCCGCGAAGAGTCCGAAGAGATAATGCAAAGAGTATCGGATATTATCCTGCGACAGCTAAATGCACAGCATAACGCTAAAAGATTTAAGGAAATGCAAGAAAAAGCAGGATCGGATAAAACCGCTTAGGCGGTAACCGGTGGACAAGCAATGTAGAAACAAAAGCAGGGAGGTGAAGAAAGATGAATACAGGTAAGACCACTAGGAAAAAGGTAGGGAGGGCAATCAATTTATTATCAAGTCCATTTTCTGATGCGGCCCTAAAATCATCGACTGATGACTATGCCCTCATAGCAGAAATTGTATTGTTGCTGGCTGGCAAGGAATACATGTCCACGCAGAGGGCAATAGACATACTTCATGATACACAAACAATATTGCCTTACATTACAGAACTGTAGTTACTTTAAAAAGGATATACCGTCTTTTTTAGGATGCGCATGATCTAATTCTTGTACAGCTTTGTCATATGATTTCAAATAATATTTAACCATATCTTCAACGATCCCATCGGTTCCGCGATGTATGTAGTCGGGTTTGTTTGAATCAACAAAGCATTTGGCTGCAGTCATGGCAATTTCATGAGTAACTATTTTTTTATCCATTAGAGTTCTCCTTTCCAGTGTGCTCGGCTACTGCAATAGCCTGTAACTACATCATAGGAGAATAATGGAGCAATTACAATAAATTCAGGAGGTCAATAGTATGCCAACATTAGTTTTAAAACGGAAGAAACGGCAACCTCTCGATGAGGGACAGGCCGTAGTGAGGATTGATGCAGAAAGCTACAACAAGGTATTAGAGGTAGCGGATGAAACAGGTGAAAGCCTTAGAAGCATCGTGTCTAAGATGGTTGGATTTGCTTACGAAAACATTACATACGAGAGTGAAGAATAGACAACAAGTACAAACGGTAGTTCATAAAATATAAGGGAGGCGGTGGAATGTTAGTAGAAGAACATAAAAATGGAAATGCAACGATTAGGATTTATGACGATTTTATTCGTAGCAAAGAAGAGTCTATTGAGATACTTCAGAGGGTTGCTGATAACATGCTCCGTCAGCTAAATGCTCAAGAGAAAACCGCTTAGGCGGCAACCGGTGGACAAGCCATTGAGGAGGTGAAAGAGAATGAACCTGGAAATTATCACAATTGAAGATTGCCTGGAAGCTTATGAGCTCCGTGGATGGGGTGTAATCCTTGAAGATGGACAAGTTACCGGCTTTGAAAAGGGGGTGAATGGGTTTGACTAATATAGTCGTAACAGTAGAAAGGCAGGCAGTTGTAAAGCAGACAGAAAAGCTATGCAACTATCTAAACACAGCCAATGCTGTATCAGAAAGTAGTACCTTTGCAGAAATCAATTCTGCACGGAATGTATTGTTTATGGCAAAAGGATTGTTTCAAGTGTTGTGGAATTTTAAGCTGCTGCCTAACTGGATAGAAGTTGAAGAGGACATGAACCGAATCGAGCAAAAGCACGCCTACATACTGGAGCAAAAGCGCATGGAGCAGCGGCGCAGGAGGCGAACATGAAAAAGGAATGTGTTTACTGTGGGTTACGCTGGGGTGTATCTATCCTTCAGAAAACACCTAAATCCGGATATGAATGCCCCAGGTGTGCTACAAAAAGAAAAAGAGCCCAGCAGCGGGAACTGCAAAGGCTCAAAACAAAAACATCATAGTGCTATTTTAGCACAGAACTGGAGGCGAATCAATGAAATCAGAAGTAACAAAGCAGGGGCTGATTTACGTAGAGAAAAAAGATATTGCAGAGGCAGTCAATACCGTACTAGATTTACAGAATAATGCGGACATGCTTACGGAAAATTCATCTGATGCAGAGCTAAAGGATGCTTATCATAACCACGGGATTGCACATGGGTATATAAGGTGTTTAAGAGATTTAGGACTACTTTTAGAGCCGAATTATACAAAGCTATTCATCGAGCAGATAAGAATTAGCGAGATGATTAGTAATTTAAAGGAGGTCAATATGGTAAAAGGAATAGTAAGAAAATTAGATGATTTAGGTAGAATTACGCTGCCAAGAGAATATAGAAAAAGCCTACATATGCGGGATAGAGAAGAAATTGATATGTGTTTAGACGGAAATATAATTCGGGCAGAGCAAGCGGGCGAAAAGCCATTAGGGGTTGTACGTAGTCTTGACGATCTAGGCAGGTTAACACTACCAAGGGAGTACCGCAGGACGCTTGGCATTGACACTGGCGACAAAGCGGATATCTATCTGGACGATGGTAAGATTTGCATTCAGAAGTATGGTTGTGAATGGTGTATTGAAACAGAGGATTTATTTGAGTTTAATGGGCATCAGCTCTGCAGGAAATGTGCTTATGCAGTAGTAGATGGAGTGATAGGTAATGATGTATAGAGATTATTGGGTATGTCCGGATTGCGGGGCGGCACTGGATCCGGATGAAAAGTGCAATTGTCATGACCGTAGGCCGGCTGCCTATTGTTTTATGTGTGCAATGCCACTATATCCAGAAGATGCTTTGTATGATCAGGATCCCGCTTATGAGATCGATGGGCATGTCCTCTGTGAGGACTGCGTGGACAAGTATGTTGAGAAGAACTGCCGGAAGGTGCTGCCATTTGTAACGGTACCGAATGATTACGGAATGCACAGAAATTTATATTAAGGAGGTCATGATTTTGGCAGGACATTATCAAGAGCGATTAGATAAATCTATTTGCAATACCAAGAGTATCTTCAGTGAGATAAAAAGGGACATGGCTGAAATCGAAGCTATTCTCGACTGTGACGATCCAACGAAGTTACAGGAGATAATCACTGAAGCACGATATAGAGTGCATGTATTAACGGAAAAATTATATTAGGGGGTTAAGCGATTATGAATGAATTGCAGATACGGGTAAACCAAAAGCCCGGAGTTATTACCACGAATTTTGAAGATATAAAAGCTGAATTATCAACACAGATGGATGTTTATAAGGAGCTTGAGGTCACCGAAGATAATAAGCCGGAACGGAAGAAAGATATTGCAACCCTCCGGAAGATGAAAAAAGCTTTGGATGATAGGCGTATTGAGGTCAAAAAGGAGTATCTGAAGCCTTGTGATGACTTTGAAGCAAAAGTTAAAGAGCTTACTGCTCTTATAGATGAACCGATCGGGCTGATCGATAATCAGGTTAAAGTATTCGAAGAAAAGCAGAAAACCGAGAAGAAACAGGATATCAAGGATGCCTATCAGGAGCTTATCGGTGAAGTAGGTGATTATCTTCCACTGGACAGAATTTATAACAGCAAGTGGGAAAATGTGTCCGTTACGATGAAGTCTATCCGCGAAGAAATGGAAGAGGCAATATCCAGCACGGTTATGGCTGTTACTACTATCAAAGGTATGAGCTCTGAAGCCGCATCCCAGGCTTTGGAGCAGTACAAGAAAGACTTGAGTCTTGCCAATGCAATAGCATACGTAAATCGATACGAACAGCAGAAAGCTGAAATACTAGCCAGGGAAGAGAAGAAGCGCAAGGAAGAGGAAGAACGCAGGCGCAGAGCCGAGGAGGAACGTATTCGTGAACTAGAACGTAAGAGAGTAGCTGAGGAAGCTCGTATCCGGGAAGAAGCAAGGCAAAAGGCTATTGAAGAAGAAAGGCAGAGGGTTGCTGAAGAGGAGAGGCGTAAAGCTGAGATTGAAGCAGAAAAGCGTAAGCAGGAGGAAGAAAAGCTTCGTGCGGTTGAGCAGGCCGAAGCAAAACCGGATCCGGTACAAACGGAAGATAATCTACAAGAAGAGGCATTTGAGGAAGAGCCGTTTGCGGAAGAGCCTTTTGTAGTCAGTGACGAACCTTTTACGGATGAGCCATTTGATGTACCGGAAGAACCTCCATTTACAGTAGAAGAAGTTAAAGCTACATTTACCGTAGTCGGAACTATGGATGAGCTGGAGCAGGTAGAAATGTACCTGAATAGCATTGGACTATTCTTTGAAAGGGTGGATGACTAATGGAAAGTGGAAAGATTTATGAAGCTATTAACAATGTCATGAGCGAAATCGGAGCCATTGGAAAGGATCAAAAGAATAAGCAGCAAGGGTTCATGTATAGAGGAATCGATGATGTCATGAATGCACTTCAACCTGCTTTGATTAAGAATAAAGTTTTTATTGCTCCGGAAGTATTAAATGAAGATCGAGAAGAGAGAACAACTAAAAATGGTACGTTGCTTTTCTATACGAGACTTACCATTATGTATAAATTTTATACTACAGACGGGAGCTTTATCGAGACCAAGGTTATTGGTGAAGCCATGGACAGCGGTGATAAAGCAACTAATAAGGCTATGTCAATTGCTTACAAGTATGCTTGTTTTCAAGTTTTTTGCATACCTACAGAGGAAATGCAGGATCCTGACGCTGATAGCTATGATATTAAAGGAAAACAATCCAATCAAAAGAAAGATATGAAGCCAACGAACAAACCCGCTCAATCAAGCAATATGCCTATGAGTGAGAAAGAAATGGATGTAGCGGCTGCTAAGACGGCTAAGCAGAAAATAGGATCTGCTAAGGTCGCAACAATCCAGAAAGAACTGGATCGGACCGGAGTGAGTGCTGAAGCCATCTGTGGACGTTATAAATTCAATGCATTAACCGATTGTACAGAAGAATTATTTCCAAGAGTAATGAATGCGCTTAAGCGTACCAAATCAAAGGAGGTTGCATAATGAATTTAATTAAAGCAAGATTTTTAAGATATGGAGAACCATCCGGAAGAGAATATACATACATTTCGAATGTACCGGTAAAGGTTGGCGATCTGGTACAGCTTAACGAAAGAGGGCAAGGTATCGTTACTGAAATTAACGTGCCGGAATCCGAGGTAGAAAGCTTCAGAGATAGATTAAAAAGTATTATAGGTAAAGTCGAAGTTAAAGAGACGGAAGCTGCAGACAATGAAAGCGAGGCGGTTTTAGATGAATAATGTTAGCTTGGTTGGAAGATTTACAAGAGATCCGGAGGTCAGATATACGGATGGCGGACTTAGTATAGCAAGATTTTCCTTGGCCGTGGATAGACGCTTTAAAAAAGATGGACAACCTGATGCAGACTTCCCTAATTGTGTAGCATTCGGCAAAACAGCAGAATTTATCGAAAAGTATTTTCACAAAGGTCAGCGAATGGGGCTTGTCGGCAGGATACAAACTGGATCGTACATCAAAGAGGATGGAACCAAGGTTTATACCACTGATGTGGTAGTTGAAAACGTGGAATTTGTGGAAAGTAAATCTTCCGGAAGTGGGCAGAGCTTACCGCCCGAACCGAGCATTGCGGATGCAAATGACGGATGGGTGAATGTTCCGGATAGTATAGACGAGGAACTTCCTTTCAATTAAGGAGGCGCATATGAATAATCTGACAATACAAATAGACAGCCGGGAAAAGGCTAGAGCGATAAAGAAGATAGTCGCGGAATTTGAGCGACAAGGGGTTAAGTACTATGTAAGTAAATTGTGGACCGGGGACTATATGTCCCTGGATAACCCCAGACTGATTATAGATCGGAAGCAAAACTTGTCTGAGATATGCGCAAATGTATGCCAGGACCATGACCGTTTCAGAAATGAGCTCCTTCGGGCACAGGAGGCGGGAATAAAGCTGATTATACTGATCGAGCACAGCAACCGGATAAAATCCATTGACGACGTAGAGACATGGGAAAATCCGAGAAGAAAAAAGCGCATATGGATAGATGACAGGATTGTTGCGGATGAAAATGGTGATGAAAGCTGGGAAGTCGGTCATTACGAGACCATAGAAACCAAAGCAATGACTGGGGAAACCCTTGCGAAAGTGATGAGAACAATGGAGCGAAAATACGGATGTGAGTTCCTATTTTGCAGCAAATTACATACGGGAGAACGAATTATTGAAATTCTAGGCGGTGAGCATGTTGACCAAGGAACAGATTGAAGAGAGAAAGGAAGCTATTAAGGCAACGGTGACGGTACCGGACATTCTGTCCCGTTACGGTGTCCGGATCAAGCGCGGAAGATGCAAGGCAATATGTCATGATGGTAAAAATTATACCGCAAAGGTATCGGATGAGCTGTATTACTGCTTTAAATGTAATCGCAGCATGGATATTTTCGATATTGAGATGCATTTTAACAACTGTGATTTCTGGACTGCCTTTGAATTGCTGGGCGGTACGGAAAAGCCATCATTCAGCGCCACCAGGAAGGCTAAATCAGCCCAAAAAGAGCGGCAGGAAAGGATCAATAAGCAAAAGAAAATCAACCTGGAATTAAGGCAAATACGGATGTACATAGATGCTTATAGAAACATTATTGCAGATGAAGAACCTTTATCTGACCTCTGGTGCTACTGCCAGAATAAGCTGCAATATCAATTATATCTACTAGATTACTACATTGGAAAGAGGTGATTACCCTGCAGGAACTTAATAGCTTAACAGCTGACACGATATTATCCGACGAAGTCCTTTGTGAGGTCATGGAGGAACAAGACGAGATATTCAAGGCAAGATTACTTCTATCTCTGGAGGAGCGTGCGCAGGAACTTGGGGTAAAAACCAAATTCACACGGCTTGTGGCGGCATACAAAAAAGAAAAAGCCAAGTTTGATAAGCAACAACAGCAGATGCCTGCCAATCTCGAACGAATGACTGAGTTCGATGGAACATACGAGGATATGAGATGTGGTAATTGGATTGCTGATGGTAATGGTATCCGAACATTTGGACCGTTTGGAGGGGAAATCCTTGCTTGTTATCATCCTATATTGCCAATCCAGCGACTTATAAATGCTCAGACTGGTAAGGAAAAAATAAAGTTGGTGTTTAAAAAAGGACATCAATGGAAAGAAATCGTCACGGATAAGGAAGTAATTGCATCAGCAAACAGGATTGTGGCGTTATCGGGTTACGGGGTTTCGGTTACTTCAGAAAATGCTAGAAACCTAGTTCGGTATTTATCAGACATAGAAAATTTTAATATAGAGAGGATTGAAGTGCAAGTGTCAACATCAAAACTGGGTTGGATCCAAGGCGAATTTATGCCTTACGGAAAGACCGTTATTTTTGATAGTGAAATAAAATTTAAGGAAACCTTTGAAGCTGTTCATGAAGAAGGATCCTGTGAAACCTGGCTTGACTTAGCAAGGCGGGTAAGGAAGGCTGGAAGATTAGAACCAAATATCTATATGATCGGTAGTCTGGCCAGTGCCTTAATTGAACCACTAAATGCATTGCCCTTTGTTTTAAACCTCTGGGGTGATACGGGTAAAGGTAAGACGGTAGCAATTATGTTAGCAGCTTCTATATGGGCGAATCCCGGAGGAAATGAGTATGTCACGGATCCAAAGAGTACAGTAACGGCCTTAGAGCTTCGTTTGGATTTTCTAAACAATCTGCCAATGCTAATTGACGATATGGCTCAATTAAAAGATAAGTATTCTGGAGATTTCTCGGAGCTGGTATATATGCTCTGTTCCGGAAAGGGCAAGGACAGAGCGAATGCCAATTTAGGACTCAATAAGTCTACTACATGGCGAAACGTGATTTTGACGAATGGAGAGCATTCCCTAGTCACGGAAACAATGCAGGGTGGAGCGGTAAACAGAATTATTGATGTCGGTATGGATGATGGATATTTATTTGATAATGGTAACCAGGTAGTTGAAACCATAAAGCAGAATTATGGTTTTGCCGGCCAGATGTTTATTGATGCCATAGAACAACTAGGGATTGACCGCATCAAGGAGGTCCAAAAGGACTTCCTACAGCGGATTAATGCCAGAGCTGAAGAGCTAGGCGTTGAAAAAGAGGAAAAGCAATCCTTGCCTATGAGTATACTACTGACTGCCGACAAGATAGCAACAGAGTACATATTCGAAGATAATATATATCTTGACTTCAATGTATGCGTTGATCTCCTCAAGAACAAGGGTGAAGTATCTGAGAACGAAAGAGCGTATGAGTTCATCCTATCAGAAGCAGCTATAAATATGAACAAATTTAAGCCGGATACATTCACAGGTGATTATAAGGGAGAGATATGGGGCGCTATTGAAAACGGATACCTAATCATCATAAATAATGCGTTTAACAAGATATGTGAGCGAGGTAATTTCTCAAGCAAATCATTCTTGGCATGGGCGAATAAGCAGAATTTAATAGAAACTCAATCGGGTAAGAATACAAAGACAAAGAGATTTAATGGATCAGTAAGCCGTTGTGTTTTTCTAAAGCTTCCTAGAGAGGCGGGAGCAGAAAATACACAGATAGAGATCCCGGATGAATTTATGAAGGTGCCGGAGGATAAGGAAGAAGATCTACCGTTTAATTAGCAAAGTGAGGTAATAAATGAATAAAAAAGCATATAAAGCGTGGAAATCAATGATTAATAGGTGCACAGGCACATATAATTTTGAAATTTATAAAGATGTCACTATTTGTGATGAATGGAATGATTATGCCAATTTTGAAAAGTGGTACGAAACCAATATATATGAGTTTGATGGTACTTTAGAACTTGATAAAGACCTGCTTTCTAGGCATAAGAAGATTTATTCCCCTAATACATGCTGTTTCCTACCTAAAAATATTAATACTTTAATTGCAAGTACCTCAAGTAGAAATCAATATCTTCCAGGTGTTTCGGTAAATGTACGTAAAAATAGAGTGACTTATACGGCTACTGTAAAAGACGGAGGCAAAGTAATTACTAAGACTTTTAAAACTCAAAAAGAAGCTTTTTACTTTTATAAGGAGAAAAAAGAAAAAATAATTAAAGAAACAGCTAATGAATATAGAGATGTGTTGCCGGAGCATATTTATAATGCATTAATTCAATACGAAATACCTATGACATGCGAAATACTTGAAAGGGCATTAAGGAATAAAGATTTAATGAGAGCCCAAGACTTCGAATTAATTTTAAAAGAATATCAACCGTGATGTAACACTTGTAACACCATTTTTTCAAAAAATAAGGTCTTATGGTAGAAAACAAAAAATCAATAATTTACCGTTTACTCTCGCACGTATAGAGCACTTAGGGTGTGTTACGGTGTTACAAAACTTGAAAAGCTAGTAAAATCAATGGTTTCAGCGTATCACCACAGGTGTTACATAATTAAAAAATGGTGTTACAAGCACGAAAAGGGGTGTTACAAATTACAGAAAAAGTAAAACATATACCCTCTCACGAAGAGGTTCGAAATATATTCAACGAAACTTACAATGTTTTTTATAAAAAATGGAGAAATATTTCTAATCCGGATGATTGGCCAAAGCTGATGCAGGAGATGTACGAGATAGATGCAAAATATGATTGTGACCTGTGCAGGCAAATCTTGCTGGAGTTGGTTAAGGTGATGCAAGATGAATTCTTGAAAAGACAAGGAGAAAAATAAGATGTTAATACCAATAATTAAAATTAATGATAATGGCCATATACATGTTGTTGGGACAAATAGTCATGATGTTTTATTCGTGGATCAAAATACAGGCGGAATTCAGTATTTGAACCTGCAATGTATGGAAGGTACTAGAAAGCACAGCGGAAAATCTGAAATGAGCTTTGTCTCAAAGAAGCCAGAGGAATGGGATATCTATCCGACAATAGAGATGATAACAGTTGAGGAATTGATTGAGATCGCTACGAAGAACATGGTAGAGCAAACAGAAGCCAGCATAAGACTACATGAAAGTTTTAAAAAGTATTTGGATGCAAAGAACATGTGTGAAGAAAAGCGTAGAGATGATGATGTCAGTGATACAAGCGGAATGTTGTTTTAGGAGGGATTCAAGTGAGTGAGGAACTTCAGAACAGTACTAATTCAGAATGGTATGTTAATCTGCAACTTAGAGATGTAAAGACCTATATCAGAGATAATATCAACAGTGTTTCAAGGAGCTTTGTAGCGATCGGGTATTATCTGAAATACATCCGGGATCATGAATTGTTTACTGAAGATGGATATCAGAACATATGGGAACTTGCACAGGTTGAATTCGGAATAGGAAAATCGAGTGCATCAAGATTTATGGCCATTAATGACAGGTTCAGCAAGGATGGTAATTCTCCCATTCTTCTTGATCAATACAAAGATTTCAGCAGTAGTAAGTTATCCGAAATGTTAACAATGACTGATGAGCAGCTGGATCAGGTATCCATAACAACCACTGTGGCAGAAATCCGAGAGATTAAAAATCCAGATAAAGTTGTTGCGACGTCGCAACAGGAAGAGAAACCTATCAAGCCAATAACCATTGATGATCTCGACCTTTCCGTCCGAACATATAACTGTCTGAAACGTGCCGGCATTGATACGATTGATCAGCTCTGTGATTTGACAGAAGATGAGGTAATAAAAATTCGCGCTGTATCCCGGAAATGTCTTGATGAAATTAAGCTGAAACTATCCGAGATTGTTAGAGGGTTAAGACCAGATATCCCAGAAGTTGTGAACGATGAATCGAAAAATGTGGATATTAAGCCGGAAATCGTGAACGATGTGGATGAAACCGTATCAGAAGATCCGGAAATTGTATCAGAACCGATTGAAACCGTAGAAGCTGATATCATCCAGGCCGATAAGGAATACGATTTCGATAAAACTGCGGCATATGAACTTGTCGATGTACTAGTCGCTATCCAAAATCATAAGTACGACTTGGAACAATACAAAAACACTGAACTGGATGCACCGATCGTAAAGCAGGTGCAAATGGAATTGGATGCCATGAAACTGCTTGAAGAGTCAATGCGAATGTATGATGTACCTAAACCGGTACAGCCGGAGCTACCGATCCTAAAGAATAATAATCAGCGGAAAGATTGGCTTGATAATTATACAGCCTGGCCGATATGGATTGATTTAAAAGAGACTGGCGAGCGGTATTACCGGTATGATTTTGATAATGGAATAAGCTTTGTTATTCGGGTAAGTCTACATCACAAATTTATCGGATGGGACAAGGGTGGTTACTCTAAAACGGAAACAGAATATAGCATGGAAGAATATTTTATTCTGGGAGGTCCCAGCCGTAAATGGGAGGCCGAGAATAAGACTTTCCGTGAAGGCATTAGAAATAAATCAGCTATGGTGGAATTTCTGAAAGAACTGCAGAAAAATTAAGGGGGTGAATTGGTGGAATACACGAAACAATTAATAAATAAGGCAGTCGGCAAGACATGTAAAATCTGCAACAAAGTAATAACCGAGAACCAAGCCGGCAGTTGTGAATTCCAATATTCCAGGACTGCGAATCGGAGGGAATTATTTATACATACAAAGTGCTGGGATGAGCTATACGGAAAGAAGGTACTGTCATGAAAGAAAACTTTTATGCATTGCTTATATGCATCCTGAAGCCGGACTATACGATTGATATGAGTTTGCAGGTTATGATTGATGGGCTGTTTAAAAAAGAAAATACGACTATTAGGAAACCCGATATAGAGGACATGATCCGGTTGAAACGGGAGATGACCTACAAGGAAATAGGCGAGATATACGGACTGAGTAAGCAGGCAGTGTATAGGAGGATTAAGAGATTTAAGGAGGCAATAGCGGTATGAAAGTAAATGATTTAATGACCGGACGTAATCAAGGCATGGCCATGGCGCTGAAGATAGTAAGAGATGGCGGCATTGAAGCACTCGAAAAGGAAATTGAGTACCGTAACCTTACCGGAGTAAGCCTTAACATTACTCGGCCGGAGTTGGAGCAGGCTACTACTGCTATCCGGCTTCGAGCTACAGAGGTAGCAATCGCAATATCGCTGATTACACTGCTGGATGAATTCTGCTTCAGCAAATATCAGGCTAGGCGGTATAAAGAAGTATTTGATCAGCAGGTTGACAGGGTCCTGAATGATGAGGTTACTCTTAATGATTATCTAAAGCGGATCAGCAGAGACCTTGATATAAAAATGGTTATCAGGGACTAAGCGAAATTATCATTTAGCTGATTAAGGCGGAAAGGAAAAGTAAAATATGAATAATACAAAACTAGATTGTTCTTTAAATGACACAACAGTTTTAAGAAAACTAATATTAGAAAATCCAGAGTTGCCAATTTTAATGTTTTGTGGAGAAGATGCTTGGAGTGGCGAATATAATTATAGCCAAGCATACGCAAGCAAAGGGGAGATAGAAACTTTAACGTTATATAAAGATACGTGGTTAACTAAAGATGATTATGAGGATAGGTTAGCCAATGATTTATCCGATGAAGAGGAATATATCGATATGACAGTCGAAGAATATGACAAAATGATAGATAAAAAAGTTGAAGAAACAGAATTTGTTAAAGCTATTGTCATTTGGGTTGGTTAGTACAATTAAAAGTTAAGCCATAAGCCAACATAATCATATAAGGCTATAAATAATTAATATAACCATGGAGGGGTATCTTATGGATGCTGATAGGTGTGTAATGTGTGGAGCAATAATCCCGGAGGGCACCCAAGTATGCGTAAATTGCCTAAATAGATGCATTGGGTGTCCCTGGGAAGATCCGGACAACTGTAAAGCCTGTAAAGGGCAGAAGGGAGCGAATAAGGATGCAGAGATTAATTTACACTGTTGATATCGATGAAGAAGTATATGAACTTAGCGGATTATTAGATACTTTTGATACAGCAGTTCAGGTATTAACAGATTGCAATGTAGAACGGAGCCGGATTGAGTCTCCGGATGAAGTTTGTGAAAATGGAGAATGGGAGGATGAGGAGTAATGAAAGCAAAAATATATATTGATGAAATCGTTAAAGTAAGACATCTTATCGAAGTCGAAGCAGAGGATGATGATGCTATAACTTCTGCACTGGATCAGTTAGAAATGGAAAGACATGATGATTTTGACAGTGCCGAATTTAGTCTTAGGAATAACTACAATGATTTGTTAACAGTAGTTAATGTTAATCGTGAATATTCAGAAGATGGTGATGGTATTGAATATGACTACGAGGAGGATGATGAGGATGAGTAATCTATTAGAACAAGCGAGTCAAAGAGTAATCGAAATTAACAAAGCTATGAGTGAGATAGAAAAGTTTGAGGATATTATCAGTGCTGGGCGAGATGCTGAAATTGCATTCGCAGATAAGGGTAATACAAAATACATAACTGTGTTGTCGCCGGAGAAGATGCAGGAGTTGAAGGATACTGTTTTAGTGGCTATTATTAATTCCAAAAATGAAAAGGATGCAGAGCTGGAGCGACTACTTGGTATTGATAAGAGAAAGCCTGCTGTAATCAATCCGGAATTTGAAAAGGCAGTGCAGGAGATGGAACAGCAGAAGAAACCGGATCCGGTAGAGGATAAGCTTGCTGAAATCATAGACAAGCAAGTACAGGAGTTAAAGGACAAGCCTGAGATGACCCTTGAAGCAGTCACGAAGCTTTATATCGAAGAGGGTAAGACCTATAGGGAAATGGCGGAATACTTCGGGGTAAATAAATCAAATATTAATAACTTTATTTATAAAAATCACTTATCGGAATTAAAGCAAAAGCATGATTGTGGTTATGCGAAAAAGCCGAAGCAACCTGATAAAAAGGAGCGTCCCTAAAATAGTTAAGGATTATAACTCCGAAATTTGTCCGATATGCGGTAAACAAATATTTTTTACTGCGTTTATGACAAGACAGGATTACCGATTCAAGACCACAAAGCGCAGGATAAAGTACTATTGTAGCTGGAGCTGCTATAGCAAGGCAAAAGGACGGTGATAGGGTGACAGAACTACAGGAGCAGAATGAAAAGAAAAAGGAATACTTGAACAGCTATAAAAATCTATGCAGGAAGCTTAAGTCATTGGAAGAACAGCTACAATCTCTTCGTGAGGTAGAACAGTCCGCAAAGATACAATCCATATCTGATATGCCTCATGGTAGTAAGCAATCGGATCTATCGGATTACATAGTTAGGCTTGATAAGATACTTTCTAAGGTAATTCGAACTAAGCAGGAGTGCATGGATAAAAAGCTGGAGATCGAAAATCATATTGCTGACATGCCAGATGGGATTGAAAGTAGCATTCTTCATAAGCGATACATCGAATTTAAGACCTGGGAGCAGATATGCGTTGATATGGATTATAGTTGGAGACAGACCCATAGACTGCATAGCAAAGCTTTAAGTAATTTTATTATGGCATAGAATGGCACACTAGATATATGTTATGGTATAAGCAGGAAGGTTGTTAGATACGACCTCCTAACGGCTGCCAGGTGTCAGAGCCTGGTGGCTGATTAGCCGAACTGATCAGTAGATATGGTGTAGTTACTGCTTTATGCATCGCTTGCTTATTACGGCGTAAGTGGGTGGAATAAGCGGAGGCTGCCAGGTGCCTTAAACCTGGTAATTACATGGGATATGTAGCTCAACGGACAGAGCGCTGGCGCGCGCATAACAGGTACAGTGGATGCGGGTTCAAATCCTGCCGGTCCCTTCCCTCACTCCCCCGAGGGATTCCAACATAAGAAAGGCATTCTGTATATGAACAGGGTGCCTTTTTTCATACAGCAAAACAAAATTGAAAGGATGTGAGCCTGATGGCTAAATTAACGCCAAAGCAAAAAGCTTTTGTAGATGAATACTTGATTGATTTGAATGCCACTCAGGCAGCTATCCGAGCGGGGTATTCAACTAAAACAGCAAGAAAAATAGGTCAGGAAAACCTAACAAAACCAGACATTCAAACTGAGATACAGAAAAGAATTAAAGATCGGAAAAAGCGAACGGAAATTACTCAGGATTTTGTATTGAATGAGCTTTATGCAATAGCTTCCTCCAATGGGTCCGATTTTGCACAGGTAATAGAGGAACCAATCATTCAGAATAACCATTATGTTAAGGATCCTGACACAGGAAAGCTTCGGATGCAGGAGGTTGTAAAGATTATTCCAACCGATAAGCTTCCGGAAGAAAAGAAAAAGGCAATAGCCGGCATTAGGGAAGGCAAATACGGTATTGAGGTAGCTACATGTGATAAGGTCCGGGCTCTGGAGCTTCTGGGCCGGCATTTAGGGATGTTCACCGATAATATAAAACTAAAATCCGATGCTAATACCGAGGTGACAATCAAAATAGGCGGTGAGGAATATGAGGGTTAACCTTAATATTGATCCTGCCGTCTTCAATGAAATTTATTTAAAATATCAACTTCATAACAATAACAGATATCAGATTTACTTTGGAGGATCTTCTTCAGGTAAATCTTTTTCTTTGGCCCAAAGAGCAGTACTGGATGTGCTGAATGGCAAGCGTAACTATTTGGTAGTGAGAAATGTGCAATCCACAATCAAACGGTCCTGCCTGAATGAAATTACTAAAGCCATCAATGCATTCAACCTTAGAGATTATTTTGATATCAATAAAACGGATATGATTATTACCTGCAATATTAACCAGAAACAAATTTTATTCTGCGGATTAGATGATGTTGAAAAGGTAAAGTCCATTACTCCAATCGATGGGGTTATTACCGATATATGGGTAGAGGAAGCTACTGAGTGTGAATACAAAGATATAAAGCAATTGGACAAACGTCTTAGAGGGCGTTCAGAGGTTATTAAAAGGCTTACATTATCTTTTAATCCAATCCTTAAGGATCATTGGTTGTTCACCGAATATTTTGGTATATGGGAGGATGACAAGCAGTATGTAGAAAAGGATAATGTTTCAATTCTTAAAACCACATACAAGGATAATCGGTTCCTGACACCGGATGATATTGCGGCTTTGGAGAATGAAACAGACAAATATTATTATGAGGTTTATACCTTGGGTAATTGGGGTACTCTTGGAGCCGTCATCTTTAAAAACTGGCGCGTTGAAGATTTCTCTGATATCGAAAAGACTTTCGATAGCTACCGGCATGGTGTTGACTGGGGATTTGCCGAGGATCCTTTTGCTTACATTAAGCCGCATTATGATAAAACCAGAAAGAGGTTGTATATCTGTGATGAAATTGAAGCGATCGGGTTGCTCAATAGCGAATCCGCTCCTATGGTTAAAGAAAAAGCCGGTAGAGATAAGGTGATATGTGATAGTGCAGAGCCTAAATCTGTATCGGAGTATAAATCCCTGGGTGTAAACGCAAAAGCCGCTAAGAAAGGTCCTGGTAGTATAGAATACGGAATTAAATTCTTACAGGGCTTAGAAATAATCATCCACCCTCGATGTAAAGCATTCAGGGCAGAAATTAATAAGTATAAATACAAAGAAGATAAGAATGGCAATGTGCTTCCTGTACCAGTAGATAAGGACAATCATTTGATTGATGCCCTTAGGTATGCTATGGAAGATGATATGAGGCAATCAAGCATCAAATTTTTAAAATAATCGCGAGGTGATAACATGGAGTTTCAAAATGATATTAATATGCTAACCAGGCCGGAACTCATCAAGATAGAGATTAATGAATTCAATGCGTCCAAGGAACGCCAGTTGATGATCAAAGGTGAAAAATATTATAAAGTTGAAAATGATATTCTTGACCGGAAAATGTACCGTTACGAGGATGAGCAACCGGTACTGGATGAGACAAAAACCAACCACAAACTAGCCCATGGTTTCATGCATGAGTTTGTCGATGACAAGGTTAATTATTTGCTGTCTAGGCCTTATGCTATGAAGTGCAAGGATACAGCATATCTCAAACTGGTACAGAACACCCTGGGTAAGCGTTTCCAGCATAGAATAGTACAACTGGGTACAGAGTGCAGCAATAAAGGCATCGCATGGAGTTATCAGTACATAGACGCAAGCGGGCAATTTAGGACCATGAGGATCCCATCAGAACAGCTGATTCCGCTCTGGTTTGATAATGACCATGAAGAGCTGCAGGCTATGATCCGCTATTATCCGGTTGAGGTGTATGAGGGCAAAGAAAGGAAATATGTAACTAAAATCGAATACCATACTCAGGATGGCGTTGAATATTACGAACAGGATAAGGATGGAGAAATAATACTGGATGCAGAAAAGTATCTGGACCAGCCAGAAGATGGTGGGTTATTGATACCGCACTTCACTATAGATAATGAACCAGGTACCTGGGAGCGCATTCCATTCGTGCCATGGAAGAATAATGATTATGAACTACCCGATCTGCAATTTATTAAAACCATTATAGATGATTACGACCTTACCCGATCCGATGTATCAAATTTAATTGCGGATCTTCGGTCATTGATATATGTTTTGAAAGGTTATGATGGCGAGGATCTAAGTACATTTATGCGTGATCTGGCATATTATCATGGGATTAAAGTTGATGAAGATGGCGGGGTTGATACACTTAATCCTAAAATTGATATTGAAGCAGCTTCCAAGCATTTTGAGCAGCTGCAGAAGGACATTTACCGCTTTGGTCAGGCTGTAGATAAGGGGCAGGATAAACTAGGTAACAGTCCATCTGGCGTTGCCTTGAGATTTATTTATTCTGGGTTAGATCTCAAATGTAATAACCTAGAAGACAGCTTTAAGTGGTCATTTGAACAGCTGATATACTTTGTCAATAAGTACCTGGAAGTTACTAAGAAAGGTACCACTTCTGATAGGGAAATCAGCATTGTATTCAACAGGGATATAGATATTAACGAGAGCCAGGCTATTACTGATTGCCAGAACAGCAAGGGTGTAATCTCTGACAGGACCATAATAGCTAATCATCCATGGGTTGAAAATGTTGAAGAGGAAATAGGGCAGATAGAGAAAGAGAATAGTACCCCGGATGATGACTTGCTGAAACAACACGATCATGGCAACCAAGATGAAAAGTAGGTGATTGTCCATGAATGAGAGAAGTAAAAAGTATTGGCAGAAACGTCAGGAACAAAAATACCTTGCCGGCGAGAAAAAGATTGATGATTACTACCGGGGACTGAAACAATCATTTGAGCAGTCAAAAAAAAAGATCCAGGATATAATCAATAATTTCTACTGGAGATATGCCAAAGAGAACCAGTTATCCTTTGCTAGCGCCCAGCTGAAACTTAGTAAGACCGAAATAGGCGATTTACAGGCTTTTATTGCTAAGGCGTATGAAAATATGGGTAAGTACAATCAGGAGCTGAATAACATGAGTATTCGTGCTAGAGTGACCCGGTACGAAGCTCTATTAAAACAGATTGACGCCCAACTCCAGCAGCTATACGCGATAGAATATCAGTTTAAAGGCGAGGAGCTACTGAAAGAAGTTTATTCGGATAGTTATTATCAAAACTGGTTCAATATTGACCAATACCATGGTTTTCATCAGGAGTTTGCACAGATCAATGCACAGACAATTAATGAGCTGATCAGCTATCCTTTTGATGGTGCAAACTTTAGTACCCGATTGTGGAAACAGAAGGATCATATGCTGCAAAAGTTAAATGAAAGTATCACCACAATGCTTATCCAGGGGAGAAATCCGAAAACACTGGCCGGAGAGATGGCAAAGACATTTGGTACGAAAGAATATGAAGCATATCGCTTATTACACACGGAAGGCTCATTCATCATGGGTCAGGGGACGCTTGCAGGGTATAGAGAGGATGGGGTGGAAAAGTACCGGATACTTGCTACTCTGGATGTTAAGACTTCTGATATCTGTCGAGAACAGGATGGAAAGGTTTATGATGTTGATAAAGCCGTAGTAGGTGTTAATTACTGGCCATTTCATCCGAATTGCAGGACCACTGATGTGCCGGTATATGAGGATGACGACCTATCTGGTGAAACAAGAGTAGCAAGAGATCCGGTGACCGGAAAAACTTATGATGTGCCGGCGGATATGACTTATGAGCAGTGGCATGAGAAATATATAGAGAGTAATCCGGATGCCGTATTATCTGAAAAGAAGTGGAAGAATCGGTATAGTGATAAAAAGCAGTATGAACAATATCAGAAGATACTTGGCAATAATTTAGATGTAAATTCACTTGATGGTTTCCAAAATTTGAAGTATAATAATCCTAAGAAATGGGGTAGTCTGAATTTAGCCTACAAAGACCAAAAATTAAGAAATCGTATTAAATCAGATGAAATACCAAAGGAAGTAATAATAGGAAAACAGGGAAAGCATATAATAGGGCATAATAATTACATATCTGGAAGAAGTTATGTAACAATAAGTGAAAATGAAATTCAGGAACTTGTAAATCAGTATGCTGGCACTGGAAAGATACAAAGGGATAGCAAAGGAAATTGGATAAATCAAGAAATAGTTGATTTTAAGAAAACAGTAGGAGTATCTGTAGATAATATTACAAGCCATGAAAAAGAAACTTCAATGGTTAAAATTCATTATTCTAAAAATGGTGTACATATTGTTCCTTATGTAGAAAGCAGGTGATTAAGTGAGACTATTAGAAATGCTTAAAGAAATCAATAAAACAGATATCTTAAGTAAAAAAACGGTATTGAAAATTATATGTAAAGATGGTGTGGAGATAAACGGACGTTATCAAGCTTATGTATCTGAATTGGATAATGAACCAGAGGAGGCACAATTGGATATCATTACCCTGGATACGGAGGCGTCTGTTGGATTGCTTGAATCCGAAATTGAGACTATAGAAGTTTTGAATAATTAACACCATCTATCATGACGGTAGGTGGTATTTTTATGGATTTGGTAGGCACTTATTTCGGTAGGTGCTTTTATATTGCCTAAAAATGAGTGCTGGCATATATAAATATTACTTCTCCTTAGTTACACCTTTAAAAGGCGTACCGTTTGATTTAACATCCATAAATTGACCAGTTTCGGAACTGCGTTTTATATAAGTCCCATTTTGAGGGTTATAAGTTTGAGATCTTCCTTTTACTGCACCTTGGCGGTAATTGTTACCTGTGTTTTTAGCCATGTAATCACCTGCTTTTTAATTGCCAGCACTCAACAAAATTATATCATATGGAGGGAAAAATGAATATACCAGAAAGAGTAAGAATTGGAAGCATGGATTACAAAGTTAAGTTAACAGGAAATGTAATTTTGAAAGGTAATACTCAATGCTATGGGCATATAGATTTTGATAGACACGTCATCGAATTAGATAATTCATTGCAAGACACGCAGGGAATAGAAGAAACATTTTTACATGAATTAGTTCATGGCATGATTAACGAGAGAAACTTCAATCTAAAAGATGCAGATGAAGAGATGATAGTTGATGAATTGGCCATGGGATTGCATCAAATAATTAGAGATAATTCAGAAATATTTCAAGCCGAAAAACAATAGGTGGTGATCCAAACTATCTCCCTCATGACCGGGGTTAAGGTCTTATTTTTATGTAAAGGAGGTCATTGTTGTGGCAAGGAAAATTAATAAACATCCTGAATACAACCTACAAAAATCTATATCAAAAAACGGTAAGAAGTATTGTGTGGGTGTGGGCAAGGATGATGATGGATACTTTGTTCATACTCACAGAGCTAGAAGCAAGAGTTATCCGAATAAAAAGGACATTCCAATCAAAGATTTGAAATTCATCGAGTCTACAGGTTAAAAAAGCATAGCAATATGCTTATTTTTATGTCCGAAATGACTTTAAACTACTCTCTTGACGGAGATATAAACAGTCAAATACTAACCCTTGCAGAATGGGATATAAACTTCTGTATCACACCGGAGACACCGGATATAAAAACAAAGTGATTTGAAAGGAGCAATATGGAATTTTTAAAAGCAATTTTAGGTGATGAACTTTACAAACAGTTTGAGACGGCGGTT